TTTCCTCTTCCGAAAGCACATGATAGGTCATCCGACCACGACGAATTAAAATCGAATTGATACGCAAATCAATCGAGACGGACTCACAAAGGGCCTGAAGGAAATCTCCAGCAGCTTGGAAAAAGAGGTCAGAAGCTCTGAAAAGCTCTTGGAGGATTTGCAGAAAAAACGCGGAGAGGCCCTGACCGCCGCGCAGGTGAAGCGCTCCGCTTTCGAGGAGGAGACCGCAAAGGCCCAGTCCCTCAAAAAAGAACTGCTGGAGCTGCAGAAAATCGCGGACAACCAGAAGCTCCCCCAGAGCGCACGGCTGGAGGCCGAGGCCAAAATCCCCCTCGTACAGCTGGACCTGGACCGCCAGAAGGAGAGCGTGGACGCGCTGCGCAGGGAGTACGAGAAGATTTCCGCCAGCGTGGAGACCTATGACAGCAAAATTGCCGGGCTGAAAGCAGATCTGGAGGTCCAGAGAACTGAGGCCCAGCAAGCCGCCGATGCTATGGCAGATGCCAGAGACGAATTGGTGGAGATGAACCGCTCCGCCGAGGTGGGCAATCAGAAAATCGTGGAGCTGAGCCATGCCCTGGCCAGTCTGAAAGAACGTCAGAAGACCTTGGAAAACGCCGGGATGGGCTTGGGGTTCCAGGAGTATGACGATAATGTCAGCAAAATTGCCGCTTTGACCGCCCAGCTGAAGCAGTATCAAAAACAACTGCAGGAGACCGGAGAGGGAAACATAAAAAGCGCGGAACTGATGGATTCCCTGGAGAAAATCGGCGCGTCCTTCTCCGGAAACGGCTCCGGTATCTCCGCGCTGGCCGGCGGTTGGCAGAAACAGCTGGATAGCCTCAGAGACGGGCTGCGGGAGGCTGCGGATGCAGCCGGCAACGCCTGGGAAAATATGATCGCCAAGGTGAAGAAAAATGCCGCCGCTGTGGGTAATGCCCTGGCCGCTGTCGCAAAACGCGGGGCAGCTCTGGCAAAACACGCCTGGACCGCAGGAAAAAATTTCCTGCCCCTGGTGCGGAATTTGAATGGCGTTTCTCTCGCCGCAGGTTCCCTGCGGGATAAGATGGAACGGCTGGGAAACACCATCAAACGGGCTGTGGTCTTCTCTGTCATCTACCGGGGCGTCTCCCTGCTGCGCCAGGAAATGAGCGCTTATCTCATGGTCAATCAGCAGTTCGTAGGGGCGTTGGCCCAGATTCGGGGCGTGCTCCTCACCGCCTTCCAGCCCGTGTATGAGGCCGTACTCCCCGCGCTAACCGCCCTGCTGCATGCGCTCTCCAGCGTGATCGCCGCTGTGTCCCAATTTACAGCGTCCCTCTTCGGCACAACCGCGAAAAAAGCGCAGAAAAATGCAGAGTCCCTCTATCAGCAGGCCCATGCCGTGGACGCCATAGGCGGCGCGGCGAAAAATGCCGCCAAAGAGGTTGAAACCGCTGTCGCTGCCTTCGATGAGTTCAATATCCTCAGCTTCCCAGACCAGGGCAGCAGCGGGGGCGGCGGGGGCGGCGCCGCGGTGGAAATGCCGGATTTCAGCTACGAATACGATGAATTCCCCTTCGATTCCTGGGGCGAAGCCTTCAGCGCATTCCTCGACAAGCTGCTGGCCGGAATCCCAAAGCTGGAGGCCGCGTTCCGGAAATTCGCGGACTGGCTCAACGCTTTCTCTAAAAAACTCTACGATATGTTTACCTTCCCTGGTGTGCTGGAAAAAGTGGAGAGGCTGGGCAGAGATTTGGCCGATGCATTCAATAAGCTGGTCAACTGGATCGACTGGTACCAGCTGGGGAAAACCCTGGGCGCCGGTCTGAACCTGGCCCTCCAGTTCCTGACCGAATTCCTCTATCAATTCGACTGGATCAATCTGGGCCGGAAACTGGCTGCGTTCGTCAACGGGCTGCTCTCCGAAATCGACTGGTACGACTTCGGCAGGCTGCTCTGGGCCGGGTTCAAAATCTCCCTGGAAATGCTGGCCGGGTTCCTCCTCGGTCTGGATATGCCCCTGCTGGCGCAGGCCGCCGGAAATATCGTTAAGGGCTTCTTCGATGAGA